CCAGGCTTTCACCATGCATCGAGGCCAGATGTAGCCATCCCGGACGTAGCTTGTCAATTTTTGGGTGTTGCGCTTTGCGCGCTCTTTGATCAACGCAACATGAACTTTGCCTCCTTCAGTCAGTGAGTGAAGTGTTAGTTGCGAGACCCCCTTTTTCTTCTCTTTGATGTACTCAATCATCTTGCAAATTTGTTCGTACGTCAAAGAAGCCACGTCAAGCGTGTTGTTCGCGAGCGCGTACAACTCCGCTCGGATGATTTCTCGAGGACTTGGGCGAATCACGATTTCCTTGCCCTTGCGATCATAGCGAGCTTCTGCAGCCAGCTGACGCAGACGGTCCCGTTTTGCATAGAGACTGTCAAGGATCTTTTTCGTGAGGGTGACGTTTTCATCAACGTCAACACCATCGCCGAGTTCACTGCCGGTCAGCTCTTTCTCCCACATGTCGATCTCTTTGCTGACTTTCAATTCATCCTCGCTGGGATGGAAAACTGGCATGTTTTCAATCTTCAACGGACGGACAGGCTCAGGGAGGACGCCAATCCCACTGGCCGCGACAGCTGAAGCTTCCGGTTTCTCGCTGTCGCGTTTGCTGTCAGATGGGTTTTCGGCGAAGAAGTCTGGGGTTTTGGTTGGCATTGGACTTGGAGTTGCAACCTCAACGTCAGGAGGCTTCACAGCTGCAACGGCAGCCCCGGGCGAACCCAGGAGCATGCTCGTAGCCTGCTGGACTTCAGCCAACTTCACGTGGTCTGCAATCGAATTTGCCAGGCGCTCCTTTGCTTGATTCAACATCTTCTTGGCACCAGGCAAAACCGACACTGCGCTCGCTGCTTTGTTTGCAATGTCCATCTGCTCTTCAACCATCTTCTTCATCTCGTCACATTCAGTGAGGCGACCGTTTGCGTCAATCTTGCAGTGAGCAGTGCGCTTGGGCCGCTTCATCTCTTCTTCTGACGATTCTGATTCCGAAGATTCCTCTTCTTCACTTTCCTCTTTCTTTTTCTTCTGGACGTGGCGCTTCTTCTGCTTCCACTTCTTCTTGCCGCGGTTGCGGAGCGCCTCATCGTCTGAAGACTCACTGTCCGAGGACTCCATTGCCTTTTCGAGCTTGCGCAGACTGCGGCCAGCTTTGTACTGGTTGTCGGAGATACGAGCCATCTCGTTTCCGATTGTCGTTGACGCAAGTCCTGTCTCGAATGCATACGATGCAACTTTCCACGCCTTGGAGTACCGACTGCGCTCCTTTTCTGCTTTGAAGAGCTCGGCATCCTGCTTGCGCATGGACTGCATTTTTCTTGTATCTTTGGCGGACATCGGCTTCAGCACGCGGAATCCAGCAAA